AATTAGAATAGATATAGATAATCATAAGTTGGATAATCAACTAGACAGCTTTAAAATCATGCAAAAACGTATTAAAGAGTATGACGAATATCGTTATAAGGAGATTGCACATTTAAACCCATTCTATCCGTTTAGAATATTTGCAAGGTCTAGACATAACGGTGGTTATTTACGTCCACACCAAATAGATGTTATTTGTCGATTTATGGCAATTTATATTATGCATGATACAATATCGGTAAGTGAGGTGTTACATAGATTGGGACCTGGTGTAGTTGATAATAAACAAACCTTATACGATGTCTTAGATAAACAAAACATTAAACCAAAAGATATAACAAGATTCGATAGGGAGATTATGCGTGTTTATTGTTACTATGATTATAACTTCGAAAAAACAAAGAAACATTATACGGACTATTTTTGTTCTGATGATGCTATCGAAGAAAGAATTAATCACGCACTTGAGGTGTTCCCATTAAAAAATACGGTTTTTAATGCAGTACAAGAACGACAAGGAACTAATTTTATTATTAAACATTATTACGAAGTATATGAAAGGGTAGCAAGATTGACCGCACAAGATACACAATTTAAATCAACACAACGTAATCCAGAAGATATCAAACTAGAAGATGTACAATGGCTTGTAGACCATGAATGGCCATTAGAATTAATTCAACGAGAAATAGGGTTTAGTAGTCGTTATTCGCTTAAACGATATTTAGATAAATACAATCTAGATTACAGTAAATGTAAGAAACGTCCAGGACGTCCTAGAGGAACATTCAAGAACGGTTCAGCTCGTAATCAAATCTACGAAGATTTTGCTGTCGGGTTGGTGCCAGATACAATCTATGACAAATACAAAGGACAGTATAGCAAACGTACTATCGACCGCATTTATAAAGAGTGGAAAGAGGACCAAAAGTAACTTTTTGACTAAAACCGCACATATTTTTGCCTTTTCCACTTCTCTAATAGAGAGGAAATAGGAATTTGCCCTATTTCAGTCTTTAGAGTAGGTGAAGTCTCACTACTCGTTTCATTTTTATCATAATATATTATGACAAACAATCTAAAATCTGCTAAAATACAAGATTATACAGTTAGACGCGTCAGAATACGTCTCAGAAGCCACAGAATAGCGTATATTCAACGTTATGGTATATCGTGCACAATTATACCAGAAACGCGTAAAACGGCTTATACGGGCTCTCAGAGCCTCTCAGAGGCATTCTAAAATAACTGCATTTTTTACGTATTTTTAGAAAGGAATTCCTGAAAATGAAAGATTACTACACACCTCAAGAGCTAGCCGAGGTTAGTGAAGAATCACAAGACATTCTTATGCACATTGGTACAGCCACGTCAGGACGATATCCTAAAGGTTCTGGTAAGAATCCATATCAACATATGTCACCTGGTGCCCTAGAATGGATTCAACGACACCAACGTCGTCTTAAAGAATTTAAGGCTCAAGGTCTTGACAGTAACGAAGTGTATAAGAAAATTGCAGACCTAGAAGGTATGTCTGTCAATGCATTACGTAGTAAAATCAATATTATGCGTGAACAACAACGCCAATACAATACTGAGCTTGCTAAAAACATGTTTGCAGACGGACGACCTGTAAGGGAAATTATGGAGAAGACTGGTTGGTCTGAAACAAGTGTTCGTAAGGCTCTTAATCAAGAAACCCTAAAAGAACGTGCAGACCGTATCACAACACAAGAGCTTGTAGCTAGACTCAAAGAGTCTGTAGCACAAACAGGATATCTTGATGTGGGTGAAGGTGTCGAAGCACAACTAGGTGTATCTGAAGACCGTCTTAAGTCTGCTCGTCGTGCATTGGTAGATAGTGGTGAGTACGCATTCTATAAGATTAACGTGCCAAATGCCACTAATCCAATGAACAAACCACAAACTGCTGTGCTTACTACTGCAGATAAAACTATTAAAGATGTGTACGATAACAAGGACAAGATTCGTTCTACCAAATATCGTGCAGATAGTGCTGGAACAACTAATATCCAAAAACTACAAGATGTAACTAGTATTCCATGGAACCGTCTACAAATTAAGTATGCTATTCCAGAAGGTGAGAAAGGTCACGGTACTGATAAGGATGGAGAAACACAAGATGGTGTTATGTATATTCGTCCTGGCTCAAAAGATATTAACTTAGGTGGTAAAAAGTATGCCCAAGTTCGTATCGCTGTAGGTGACACTCACTATCTAAAAGGTATGGCTATTTATGGAGACAACAAGATGTTTCCAGACGGTGTCGATGTTATCTTTAACACGAACAAGAAGAAAGGTACACCTAAAGAGGATGTACTTAAACCATTAAACCTTATTGATGGTAAGATTAATCAAGACGACCCATTCTCTGCCGCAGTTAAACGACAACCACCTCTTCTAGATAAGAAAGGTAATCCTGTTGTTGATAAAGTTGCAACCGCTGCTGAAGAGAAACGTATTGGTCATAAGCTAACAACTCCTATCTATAAGGTCGGCAAGGTTAATATTGTCAACGAAGAAGGAGATTGGAATGATTGGTCTAAGACATTATCATCACAATTCTTGGCTAAACAACCTCGTCCTGTTGTTCGTGAACGTCTACGTGCTACATTAAAAGAACACGATACGGACTACGATGAAATTATGAAGGTAGATAATCCAATAGTTAAACGTAAACTATTAGAAGATTATATCCAAACTACTGAGTCTAAGGCTGTACATATTAAAGCCTCAGCTCCTGCTGGTTTCCGTGGTCATGTATTGTTACCTGTTCCTAACATGAAAGAGAACGAAGTATTCGCTCCTCGTTATGAAGATGGTACTCGTGTTATCTTGGTACGTTATCCACACGCTGGTCGCTTCGAAATCCCTGAGCTTATTGTAAACAACAAAGGCCCAGGTAAGAAACTAATTGGCGGTGATTCTCCTGATGCTATTGGTATCCATCCAAAGGTAGCAGGTAAACTATCAGGTGCTGACTTCGATGGTGACGTAGCTTATGTTATCCCTAACAATGAAGGTAAGTACAAGTCTGCTCCTATGCTCAAGGAGTTGAAAGGGTTTGACCCTAAGAAGTACAAAGACCCAGAAGGTTCCTTCAAACCTATCAGTAAAGAGTATCAACAGAAACAAATGGGCATTGTATCTAATCTTATTACTGATATGACTTTGCGTGGTGCATCCAATGAAGAGTTAGCTCGAGCAACAAAACATTCAATGGTTGTTATCGATGCATATAAACATAAGCTTAACTATAAACGTAGTGAAAAAGAAAACCGTATCCCTGAATTGCGTAAAGCATATATGGAACACGTAGATAGAATTGATTACGATAAACTTTCTTATTACGATAAACGTACAAGAAAAGAATTAAAAGTAACTGATTTAAATAAATTATATCTTGAAGAAAAATCTCTAAAGATTAACTTGTTGGGAAGAGGATTTGCCTGGCTTGATACAGGAAGTCATAAAAATTTATTACAAGCTTCTAATTTTATTGAAACGATACAAGAAAGACAAGGAAATTATGTAGCTTGTATTGAAGAAATAGCATATAGAAATTCTTGGATAACTAAAGATGAACTGATAAAGCTTGCAAATGAATTAATTAAAACAGATTATGGAAAATACTTAATTGAGATAAGTGAAGAAATTTAAAAATTTTGTATGTAAATGAATAATTAAATAACAAAAAATATTTTGTGGAGGGTTTATGGCTATTAATAAGTATAATATTGAAAATAAAAAAGTTACCAAAGCAGTTATTCCTGCTGCTGGTTTAGGAACAAGAGTTCTTCCAGCAACAAAGGCTTTACCAAAAGAAATGCTTACAATAGTTGATAAACCTTCATTACAATATATAGTTGAAGAACTTGTTGAGTCTGGTATAACAGATATTGTGATAGTTACAGGGAGAAATAAAAATTCAATAGAAGATCACTTTGATTTTTCTTATGAATTAGAGAATACATTAAAAAATGATAATAAAATAGAACTATTAGATAAAATATCTCATATTTCAACTATGGCTAATATTTATTATGTAAGACAAAATATGCCACTTGGTTTAGGACATGCAATCTTAAAAGCTAAACCTTTTATAGGCGATGAACCTTTTGTTATTGCTTTAGGAGATGACATCATATATAATCCTGAAAAGCCAGTTAGCAAACAAATGATAGAAAAATATGAAATTTATGGAAAGAGTATAATAGGTTGTCAAGAGGTAGCAATAGAAGATGTATCTAAGTATGGTATAGCTAAACTTGAAAAAAAATTAGATGAAGCTACCTTCGAAATGCTAGACTTTTTAGAAAAACCTTCTATAGAAGATGCACCTTCAAGAATGGCTTGTTTAGGAAGATACCTTCTTTCAGGAAAGATTTTTAAATATTTAGAAGAAACTAAACCAGGAAAAAATGGAGAAATTCAATTAACAGATGGAATACTTGCTATGATGAAA